TGGTCTACAAGGACGCCAGCAAAAATGGGAAACGTGGCCGCCCGGTCACGGTGTATTATGCAAGTGGGGAGTGACGATATGGAATGGCAGGCTATTGAGACAGCGCCAAAGGATGGTATTTGGGTTCTTTTATATGAAAATAATTTTTGGCATGTTTGTGCGTGGTGCGAATTATCCAAAAGTTGGGAGGATAAAGAATCGTTTATGTCATCTCTTTTTAACCCCACTCACTGGTCTCCATTACGCAAACCAATAAACAAGCAAGGAGAATAACAACGTGGTCACAGAGCTTCACAAAGACTTATTTGCCGTCATTCTTAAGCATTGGGGCGAGTATGACAGCATCACCAAGACAACGCCGCATTGGAATCAGATGAACCGCGCGATTGCCGAGACTATGTGTCTCTGGTCTTTTTTGATGAATCGCGGCAACCAATGCAGCGCCTCTGAGCGGATTGGCATTAACCGCAATACTATGCGCACTTACTTGCGCGATGTTTTGGGTGAAATTCCTAAATCCAGCATTACCGACCGCCGCCAATATGCCAAGAGTATTGGCCTATGGTAAGCCGCACGACTCCCGAAGGCGCCGTACAACATGCCGTGCTAGACTATCTGGCACGGCTTGAGTTGCAGGGCAAGCTGATATTTTGGCGCACTAACAACACGGGCGTATGGGATGCGCGGCGACAGTGCTATCGTAAACCACAAGGGCCAGGCGCACGGCTTGGCGTGCCCGACATCATGGTGGTGGTGCCGCCGCTTGGCAGACTAGTAGCGCTAGAGTGTAAGGCACCTAAAGGCGTGCAGAGCAAGCCCCAAGAGGGCTTCCAGCGTGCGCACGAGGCGATAGGCGGCATTTACGCGGTGGTGCGCAGTTTGGCAGATGCCGAGGCGGCGTTGAGCCAAGCCTTAACATCGGACAGGGCGTAGCGGATGGCACGGCTACCGACCCGCTGCCAGCGCGGCCCCTTGCCCTGCACGCGCCACAGCTTGATGGTGATTGGCTTTAATCCTAGCATTTCTGCCACTTCGCGGGTTGTTAAATGTTTTTCCATAAAAATAACCTACCATAACCTTTTAGGGGTTGACAAGTAGGGTTATGGTGGGTTATAACAGGGCCAGAAAGGAGAATAACAACATGACTGAAACGACGACACCAAGCCTACAGGCAGAAGTTAAACGCCTGCACGAGCTACGCCTGCACATTGACGAATTAAAGCGCGTGGAAAAGATGATTGAGGCTGACATCCTAAGCCAATCCCGCGACATCATCGCGGCGCAGCTTGCCGATGCGCCTTACGGCGCTGGCACTGCCACGCTGGATGTGGAGGGCTACAAGACCAAGGTGGTGGTGAGCAAGCGCCCCAGCTACGATCAAGCTGGCCTGGCCGCCATACGCGACCAGCTTATCGCCGCAGGGCAGGACGCCAACGAGTACATCAGCGTCAAGTATGATGTGGCCGAGGCTGCTTACAAGCAGTGGCCCAGCAGCTTGAAGGCGATGTTTGAACCTTACCGCACTGTTGAGGTAAGCAAGCCAACCATTAAGATTGAGGTATAACATGACCCAGCCAGTTCAGACGGGCCACCCCCGTATCACCAACACCAACGCCGTAGCTGCACAGCACATCAAGGTGCTGGTGCATGGCCCAAGCGGCGCTGGTAAAACGCGCTTATGCGCCACCACAGGCGGGCGCCCGTTGATTATCAGCGCGGAGAGTGGCCTGCTTTCGCTGCGTGAGTATAGCTTGGACGTGTGGGAAATTAAAAACTACACCGACTTGGCCGAGGTGTTCACTTTCCTGCGCACTGATACCACCTACGATTGGGTTTGCCTTGACAGCATCAGCGAGATTGCCGAGGTTGTATTGGCGGCTGAAAAGGCGCTGACCAAAGACCCGCGCAAGGCTTACGGCGAGATGCAGGATAAGATGGTGGCACTTATCCGCAGCTTCCGCGACCTGCCGAAAAATGTTTACATGGCAGCCAAGCAAGGCAAGACGAAGGACGAGATGACGGGCGCGGTGATGTATGGCCCCAGCGCACCTGGGCAGAAGATTGCCGAGTCGCTACCGTATTTCTTTGACATCGTACTGTCCCTGCACAACTGGAAGGATGAAGAAGGCAACTACAAGTCAGCCTTCCAAACGCGCCGCGATGCGCAGTACGAGGCTAAAGACCGCAGCGGCGCCCTTGCCCCTGTCGAGCCTGCCAACTTGGGTGCATTACGCACCAAGATACTAGCAACCACCACAACCAAGGAGCCCCCCCATGCCTAACCTACCTACCAACATCGCAGGCCAGTCTGTTGAGGAAGTCCTCGCCAACGCTGGAAGCGGCACAGTCCTTATTCCCGAAGGTATTTACAAAGCCATGGCCGTTGAAGGCACGCTAAAAGACACGAGCAGCGGCGGCGTGATGCTAGTGCTTAAGTTCGTCATCACCGAAGGGCAGCATGCCAACACGGAGATTACCGACCGCTTGAACATTGTGAACAGCAATACCACCGCGCAGAAGATTGCGCTGGAGTCGCTGGCCCGCATCGCCAAAGCCGTTGGCCTTGACCGCACGCCACAGAACAGTGACGCGCTGCTGCGCAAGCCGCTGCTGATTGAGGTTAAAACCGAGGCTGGCAAGCCTTGGGTTAACAACAACGGGGAAACTGTGGAAGGCAAGGACAAAAGCGTCATTGAAGCGAAGGGCTATAAACCTTCACTGACTGGTGCAGCAACCCCTGTGGCAACCCCTGCCGCTGGCACCGCAACCCCGCCTTGGATGCAGTAAAACAAACAACAACAGGAGAACAAGAAGATGTTTACACTCACTACCGCCCTTTGGTTTGCAGGGGGCTTATCACTTGGCGCTTGCTTTGGTCTTGCTATCGGTGCTTGGCTATCTGCCAACCGCATGAGCCGCTTGCAAGAGGAGGCCACGCTGCACAAGACCGCAACCGATGAGCTTATGCTGCTGCGCGCTCGTGTGCGCGCCGTTCAGGATAAGGGCACGCCAACAGGTAAGGATGTGGTGTACAGCATCCAGCAGCCGAACGGGCGCTACGGCAAGTTCACACTACCACGGGTGTAGCCATGCCCCAGCTACCCCAGCCAGAGTGCCCCACCATCTTGAACGCTAAGGCGGTGGCGGAGTTTACCCAAAAAGAGGAGCGCCGTGATTACATCGGCGCTTCTCTGATTGGGCACCCTTGCGCTCGGCATATTTGGTATCGCTACCACGGATACCCTAGTGAGCCATTTGACGCGGAGACGCTGTGGCGCTTTGCCGATGGCCACGCCACCGAAGCCGTTGTCATCAGCAGGCTGCGGCAAGTGCCTGGCGTGCAGATATGGAACGAGTCACCCGATGGCGGACAGCTTGGCTTCCGCGCCCTTGGCGGCAAGTTCGGTGGCCATGTGGATGGCATCATCAAGGGCCTTGTGCAAGCACCTAAAACGCCGCATGTGCTGGAGGTTAAGTGCGTGGGCGAGAAAGGTTTTGCCGAGTTTAAGAAGCTGGTGTTTGAGTACGGCGAGAAGCGGGCGCTGGAGCAGTGGAACAGCAGTTATTACAGCCAAGCGCAGGTGTACATGAGGTACTTTAATCTTGACCGCCACTACCTTGTGGTGGCGCTGGCGGGTGGCCGCGATATGGCGGCGTGCCGCACGGAGTTTAACCCGGAGTATGCCGAAAAACTGGTGGACAAAGCCGAGCGTATTCTGCAGGCTACAACGGAGCCTGCGCGGGTGAGCGATAAGCCTGACTTCTATCAGTGCCGTTGGTGCCCTTTTAAGGAGATATGTCATGGAAAAAAAGAAAATCCACCCACGGGTGAGTGAGCACGCCTTGTTGCGTTATCTTGAGAGAAAATATCAGATTGATGTTTCTGTTTTTAGAAAACTGATGATGACAAATGACGTTTACAAGGCTATTAAAGCTGGTGCAAAAATGGTTAGGATTGACGGCATTGAATTTCGTGTTGCTGATGATGGTATGATTACAACGGTCATCAAGCGATGAAAACCCTCGCCCCCCACCAACTCGCCGCCGCCCTAAGCCCGTTTGACTGGTTCGCCCAAGGCCGCACAGGCAACCCGCTGATTGTGGCCCCTGTGAGCGCAGGCAAAAGCCTCATTATGGCGGAGATTATACGCCGCATTCATGAGCAAGCCCCGCGAACGCGCATCGTAAGCCTGGCGCACGTCAAGGAGCTACTGCAACAGAACACCAACGAGCTACGCGAACACTGGCCAGAGGCGGATTTTGGGTTTTACTGCGCGGGGCTTGGGCAAAAGCGCCTGCACAACGATATCACGTTCGCCAGCATCCAAAGCGTGCATAGCAAGCTGGCTGCATTTAACCGCCCGCCGCAGGTGATTATCATCGACGAGTGCCACCTCATCTCACACAACGATGCCACCACCTACCGCCGCTTTATAGACGCCTGCCGCACCATTAACCCCAAGCTGGTGGTGATAGGGCTCACAGGCACTCCATTCCGCGCCGATAGCGGGCGACTGGATGAAGGTGCCGACAAACTGTTTGATGGCGTTTGTTATGAAATCAGCATGCGCTGGATGATTGAGCAAGGCTACTGGTGCCGCCCTGTATCGCCCAAGCTGGCCACACGCATGAGCGTGGATGGCGTGGCGGTAAGCCGTGGCGACTATGTGGCCAGCCAGCTTGAGAAAGCTGTTGATATAGACGCCACCACACAAGCCTGCGTTCGGGAGACCCTGCAGCACGCCGCAGGGCGCAAGAAGTGGCTGGTGTTCACCGCTGGCGTGACCCACGCCGAGCATGTCCGCGATGCCTTCCGCGCCGCTGGCGTGAGCGCCGAAATGGTGACGGGCGATACCGACCGCGCCGAGCGTGACGCCATACTGGCCCGCTACCGCCGCGGCGAGTTCACGGCGCTGGTGAACGTGGCGGTTCTAACTACGGGCTTCAATGTGCCAGATATTGACTGCCTCGTGTTCATGCGCCCCATGCGCAGCCCCGTGCTGTATGTACAGTGCATCGGGCGCGGGGTGCGGGTGACGGCTCCCGTGTACGGCATGGCTACGGCAGAGGAGCGCTTGGTGGCGATTGCAGCCAGCAACAAGCCAGACTGCCTAGTGCTGGACTTCGGCGGCGTGGTGGCCGAGCTTGGCCCTGTTGACCAGATTGAAGTGCGCAAGCGCCCAGCCACAGGCAAGGCAGCCGATGGCACGGAGCAGGTGGAGGCCAGCCCGTTTAAGCGCTGCCCTAGCTGTGGCGGGCTATGCGCCACGCAGGCGCGGTACTGTCTGTCCTGCGGCTATGCGTTCGCCACCGAAGGGCTGAACAAGAAAGCTGGCGACAAGGCAATTATCAGCACGGACGCCGAGCCAGAGGTTTACGATGTGTTCAGCATGAAGTGCGAACGTCATATCAAGCGCGATGATATTGACAACGACCTTGAAGGCAAGCCGCTTAAATCACCGCCCAGCTTAAAGGTGACGTACAACACTATAGGTGGTAGCTTTTACGAATATATCTGCTTTGAACACCATATCTACGAGCCTGGCGACCCCAAGAGGTTTGCCTGGGATAAGGCTGTCCAGTGGCATAAAGCGCGGATACCCGACCTAAAGCCGCCGATTAGCGTGCGGGAGGCGCTGGCCATGGGCTACCCCAGCAATGCGCCCAGCCATATCACGATACGGCGGGAGGGCAAATATGCCCGTGTGATTGGCTATGAATGGCGCAAAACTGCCACACCCCCACCGCCTAGCCATTTTGGGGATGAAATTCCTTTCTAACACCCCTTGACAGTGGGTTGTTTTGGGTTATATTAGGGCCAAGAGAAAGGAACAACAACATGAACAACCAACCGACCTACACTTGGGCTACTGCCCGCAACCAGCAGCCACGCCGCGATTACACCAGCTTTATTCTTGGCAACTTTGACCGCTTGACGCTGGCAGTTGTGGCTGCTGTAGCTGTAGCCGTCACGTTGATGAATTGGGGGGTGCTTTAATGGATTTCGGCAGTGACAACTACGCTCCCGTGCCAGATGTGCGCGAGGTTAAAGTGGTTGAGTATGAAATCGTTGACAGAGACGGCGCCGAATACCGCCAAGTTTACGAGAACGCTATTGCTTTGGCACAGAAACAAGCGGCTAAGATGGGCGGCATTGTGACAGTCACCGCCCTACGCGATGACGGCAGCAGCGTTGAGGTCGCCGAGTATTTTGGCGATGAGGGCGAAGTCACAACGGAGTATTGCAAGAGTGAGGATGAGTGCTATGCGTAGCTTCGCCCTGCTGGCCGCTTTGGCCCTTACCGCCTGCGCCACCAGCCCGACCTATCAGGCTGCGGCCGCGGTAAACGCCCAGGTCAACGCCGCCATTACCTACACCGAGGACGCCGAGCAGTATGGCCGCCGCGACGTGTGGGCGGTCGATCCCGCCAGCGGGAAGGGCGACTGCGAGGATTTTGCGCTCACCAAGGTGGCCATGCTGCAGGCCCGAGGTATTGCTGCCGAGGTCGGTATATGCATGGGCAGCCCGTACCACGCTGTGGCGCTGGTGCAGGATGGCCCCACCACTTGGGTGCTGGACAACCGCCAGAACCGGGACGCTGACGGCCAGTACCGCAGCGTGGTAGTGAGCAATGCGGATTACCCTTGTAAGGTTTGGCTGCAGCCCGAAACCGTGGCGCGCATTCGGGCGGAGCGTTTGATTTAACAACGAGAAGAATAAATAAATGAACTTACGATACATAATCCGCGATGGTGAGAAAGTTTTACAGCAGTCTCATATAGAATATTCTTTATCTGGCAATTTAAGCGAAATGGTTTTTGATAAGATGCCAACTTTAGTCTGGTCTGATGTTGGCGAAATTCCATGTGTAGATGAGATAACCAACGATAAGAAACTCTAATGCCTACACCATCAGATGACGCCTTAGAAGCGATCGACGCTATTAAACAAAGAAACAATGGCAATGTCATACTGCGTGACTATGAGGCCGTAGCGCTTGATGAATATATCCAATCACTGCACGCCAAATTAGCAAACCGCGACACCGCCCTAAACGAAGCCCGCCTAGAAGGGGTGAAGCTGGGGTTAGAGGCTGGCGCAAAACAAACGCGTATTCCCCATATTGCTGAAGAGATTTTAGCAATTAACCCGCTAAAGATAATTAATGAGAAAGCAGAATAATGCCTTTATTCCAAACAGAAGAATGGTGCGGAAGTGAGCGCCGTAGTATTATGATAAACACCGACTACATTTCACATGTTATCAATAAAGATGCGCTCTGCATAGTGTTTATGAATTGTGGGGCTGATTTTCTTATCCCACATGAAAGCATTAAGCCATTTATTGTGAACGCCCTAGACCCACAACAGGTAATCAATGAAAGCGTGAAGTCGTGAAATGGCAGGACACACCGCCAGAATCCGGCAGCTACATGATGCGTGAGATTTATACCTTGTTCGGCAAGATAACTAAGTATTTTCCTATAGATGAAACCAATGAAAGCATGGGGAAGTGAGTGACTTAAAATCACTAGAGTATTTTCGGGAAGCCCGTGGGTATATGAATCACGGGTATGTTCCAGCCGCGAATGAGTATTTTACCAAGGCTTTTGAGCAAGCCGAGCGCGAAGCCCAAGTCCGTGCAAACGTAGTGGCGGAGGAACGGGAGAAGGTTAAGGGGTTGGTGGAGGCTTTAGCACCGTTGATGCACATTGTAGACCGATATAACGACAGTGGG